TTAAAATGATGCAATCGCCTGTCTACAGAGTAGAAGGTGTGCGTCTACCGACGTGGTCAGTCTTGGATGGATGGGACGTGCGCTTTACCGCGCGTATCCCGAAGTCGAAGCATCGAATAATCGGTGTTCCAAAGAATTGGAAGACCTACCGACTAGTGTCGAAAGAGCCAACAGCGTATATGTTCTACGAATTGGGGCTTAACACCGCGATTCAGCGGTACCTCAAAGATAGAACGTTAGCGCCCCGCCAGCTCACTCGTGGCTACTGCGTTGATACCGAGGGCCGAAACCGGCTCATGGCTCAGCTAGGTAGTATCGATGGCGAATTTGTAACCATCGACTTATCCGCGGCAAGTGACAGCGTAGCTCTCACCTTTGTAAGGTGGTGCTTCAACGGGTCGGTGCTGGAACCCTTTGTCAGAAGACTACGTACTGAGTACGCAGAATTCGACCTCGAGACCCCGGATTTCTGGGGCCCAGAGAGGATTAGGGACCTCCTGCATGTAAGCAAGTTTGCACCGATGGGAAGTGGAATCTGCTTCTCAATTGAGTGCATTGTCTTCGCTGCAATCGTTGTTGCAAGCATACTAACAACACCTGGGGCAGACCACCGATGGGCGGTCTACGGGGACGACATCATTGTTCACATTTCTGTGGCTGATGCAGTCATCCAGCGCTTAACTAGTGCAGGTTTCACGGTCAACGTGAGTAAATCCTTCACTAATGCGCCTGGAAGCAGTCCGGACTTCTTCCGTGAATCGTGTGGCGGAGAGTACCTGAACGGTACTGACGTAACTCCGCACCGTGTGCCGAGGAAGTTTTCTGGTTTTCCCACTGCTGATTCAGCAGCGGACGAGCCAACCTCCATTGCACAGGCTATTCAGCTAGCAAACGATCTTTTCGATCGTCCCGCAGCAAGAGCAGTGGTCTTGCGATCGCTGCTCGACGGGCACATCCCTGTCTATTTCGACGAGGATGGTACTCAGGGTATACGCTCTGGGTCACCAACCAATTTCCACTTGAAGGAATCCTGGAACAGGAAATTCCAACGGTGGGAGGTTGAAGCCTTCGCGTTGCGGACAGTCCCAAAGAACCCGCTTTGGAGTGTAAACCGTTACGGTTTCACCACTGAGGCAGATTGGATGGGCGAAGTAGTCTTG